ACTTCTGGCGGTGACATTTCATCGTCCACTAAGTCAGACATCATTGCTGGTAAAGCAACTGGTACTGTTCAGAACTACTTCACTGTAGCTACCGAATGGGGCAACGTAGAAGAAGCTCTCGAACTAGACCAGCTTGACGAAATTCTGGCTCCTATGGCTCGCAGAATCGTTACCGACTTGGAAGTTGATCTTGCGTCTTATATGCTCAAGAACGCTTCTCTCAAGTATGGTTCACACGGTACTGCCGTTGACGCTTGGGGCGATGTTGCAGGTGCAGGTGCTTTGATGGACAGCTTGGGTGTACCCATGTCTGCCGATAAGTATTACCTGATGAACCCCTTCACTACTACCAGCTTGGCTTCTGCTCAGAACGGTCTGAACGCTGCTGATGGTCTGGTACGTACTGCTTGGGAAAAATCACAGATCTCCAGCAACTTTGGTGGCATGATGGCTATGACATCAAACGCACTGTCCAGCTTCACATCTGGCACTGGTGCTGACCGCGCTGGTACTCTGTCCGCCGCTCCTGACGCTACTTACGTTACTGCTAAGGACACCATGACCCAGAATCTGGCTGTGACTGGCTTCCAAGCCAACATGGTTGTTAAGGCTGGTGACATGGTTACTATCGCTGACGTAAATCGTCTGAATCTGGACACCAAGCAGCCTATGATTGATGCCTCTGGCAACAACGTAGCTTGGACTGGTGTTGTAACTGCTGACGTTACTCTGAACGGCTCTGGCGCAGGCACTCTGGTAGTTGCTGGCCCAGCCATCTATGAAGCCAACGGACAGTACAACACTGTTGACGCAGCCCCGGCCAATGGCGCTGTTGTTACCATCCTGTCAGCTTCAGCCACCCTGTATCAGCCGAACCTGTTCTTTGTTAAGCAGGCATTCGGTATCGGTACTGTCAAACTGCCGAAACTGTACGCTACTGACACTATTGCTACTACTAGCGATGGTATGTCAATCCGTGTTACTAAGTACGCAGACGGTGATGCCAACACCCAGAAAGTACGTTTTGACCTGTTGCCAGCATACGCAACATTCAATCCGTTCTTCGCTGGCCAAGGCTTCGGCGTATAACCAATAGGGGACAGGGGGCTTCGGCCCCCATAACCCGATGGCCACCGAGAGAACCCCCGCAAAGGGGAAAGCCAAAGTTAAAGTTACCGCATCTGGTAAGAAGGTCAGCTATGGACAGGCTGGCAAAGCATCAGATGGCGGCCCCAGAGTGCGCCCCGGCACAAAAAAGGGCGACTCGTATTGCGCAAGATCAGCTGGGCAGATGAAGAAACATTCCAAAGCTGCCAAAGACCCCAACTCCCCACTAAGACTTAGCCGTAAGCGCTGGAAGTGCAAAGGCTCAAAATCTTCAAAGGCGAAATTTGAATAATGGCTACAGTAGCGCAGGTCGCAAAGGCGGCATTACAACGGATACTGGTACAGGCTTCAGAGGCATCGTTAGAGCCTGATGAATACCAAGACTTTATATTCGCCCTGAACAACTACATGGGCGAACTAGACGCGCAGGGTATCACGCTTGGCTATACTACCGTCAGCGATCTTGGTGATGAGGTAACGATCCCGACCGGCGCGTTGCGTGGCCTGATCGCTAACATGGCCATTGAGGTCAGCCCGGATTACGGTGGTGTTGTTAGCACTGGGTTAATCAAAGCGGCCCGCGAAGGGTTGCAGACAATGCGCCTGCTTGGGCAGCACATATCAGAAACCAAGCTGCCGTCTACTCTGCCGATTGGTTCTGGCAATGACGATCAAAGCTGGGGAATCAGCGGACACTTTTATCCAGAAAGCGAAGAAAGCATTCTGGCTGAATCTACGGGTGCTATAGGCTTGGAGATAAATACCAATGGTTGATAGAACACAGGGCCGCAAGAAAAGCGAATTCGTTGCCAAGTCATCGGTTGATGCTGGCAGCTATCTTGATTACTTTGTAAACGGCACGAACTACAAGATCTCGTATGATAACTTTGTTAGTAATCTGGGGGTAACTGGTTCAATAGCGGCCAAGGGGCCGGGAACTGCCGCACCTGTATTAACTGCATCAGGGAGTGTCAACTACATCCGCGGCATTGAAGATGGCCCCGGCGTGGTTGCCAATATCTCCGCTAATGATGGAATAAAAATCCAGCATAGCTTTACCGCCGACACCACTGGAACCCCGCTATTTCTCAACACAACGTCGCAGAACCCCGTGGTTGCAAGTCTGGTTGCTGGTGACGGTATTTCTTTGACCGCTACCAGTAATTACATCACAGTCGCCTCTACGGCGACCCAGACGTATGGCCAAGTCACTATCCACGGCAATTCTACAGCGACCGCTATAGCCGCTACGAATACGCCAGTGCTGGTGGCTGGAACATGGGTGGTTGGCAGTGTATCTAACTTCACCGCTACCACTGGCGGCAGGCTGACCTACACCGGAGCTCCTGATTATACTGCTGGAATTGTTGTATCTGTCACGCTAAAGCCAGCCACGGCTAACAATCAGACCTTAATTGCCCATATAGCCAAGAACGGTACGGTAATCAGTGAGGCCAAAATAAGCCGTATTGTTGATGCTGCATCTTCAGCTAACGTATCCCTTAGTTACAATGTAGCTTTGTCTACAAACGACTACGTTGAACTATATGTATCTAACGGTTCAAGCACAGACAACATTGTGGTAATTGATTCTCTATTCGGAGCGCATTGATGCCAGTTACCCAGCTGCCAATAGCCAACGGATTCTATGTTAGCGATTCCCTGCCCATATCGGCGCAGGAATGCACCAACTGGTATCCGAACATAGCGCAGGGTCAGGCGTTGTCTCAGGAAACCTTATTTGGCACTGACGGCGCTGAACAGGTAGCCATATCTGGGGAGATTCAAGATCAGAACCGGGGCGCGCACGAAATGGCTGGAAAGCCATACTTTGTCAACGGCGACAGCTTGTACCGTCTGGATGAGACGATAGTCGGAACAGCTGCAACGTACAGCCTGACCAGAATTGGTGAGGTGTCTGGCACTTCAAGAGTGTCAATGGCTGACAATGGTACGCAGTTGATGGTTCTTGTTCCGGGCGGGGACGGATATATCTATAACCACGTTACCGATACTTATGCACAGATTACAGACAGCGATTTCACAGCCAACGGCGATCCACAATATGTTGCGTTTGTTGACGGTTATTTCGTGGTCACAACTGACAGCAAGAAGTTTATTGTAAGCGCCCTGAATGACGGCCTGAACTACAATGCGCTGGACTTTGGTACAGCAGAATCTGACCCGGACGATATAGTCGCCCCTGTCGTATTTAAGAACCAGTTGTTTATTTCTGGCGGGCAGACGTTTGAGGCGTTTCAGAATATCGGCGGTGCAGACTTCCCCTTTCAGCGAACTGGTCTATTCTTGCAGAAGGGTTGTTATGCCCCGAACTCGATAGTGAACTCGCAGGATACCTTTATGTGGGTCGGCGGTGGTGAGAACGAATCACCGGCAATCTGGGCGCTGAACGGCAACAGCACTGTCAAAGTATCCACAACAGCTATTGACTCAATCTTGGCCGGTCTGACCGAGACTCAGGTATCAAACATCTACGCTTGGGCATACGGTCGCAAGGGCGCTTATTTCATCGGGTTCGCTCTACCAAATACTACGCTGGTCTACGATATAACCACCCAGCGCTGGCATGAGAGAAAGTCTTACATTGACGGCTCGCTCGGCGCGTACCGTGTGGCCTCCATAGCGAAGGCTTACGGTAAGATATTCTGCGGGGACAACGTGGACGGCAGGATCGGAGAATTGACCGCAGACGTTTATACAGAGTACGGAAACACCATTATCAGGCGTGTTGCCACTCAGCCGTTTCAGAACAATATGCAGTCGGTATTCTTCCCCAGCTTGGAACTTACCGTTGAATCCGGTGTCGGGAACGATGCGGTGACTGACCCGCAGATCGTGCTGGAGCGCAGCAAGGACGGCAAGACTTGGAGCGATCCTATTCCCAGAAGTATTGGCAAGATAGGCGAGTACCAGCGAAGGGCTATCTGGCGGCGTAATGGCCGTGCTGGCCGTTTTGAGGTGTTTAGGTTTACTTTGACTGACGCAGTAAAACCAGTAATTATACAGCTTACTGCCAACATAGTAGGTGGGGATAAGTGAGTAATCCCATACTTAATGTTGCCCAGCCTATCATTGGTAATGATGGTACAATGGAGCAGGCATTCCGTCAGTGGACGCAAGACGCATCGTTGAGCATCCCTATAGTCGGCACTGGCAGCCCGGAGGGTGTTGTTGAGGCCAGACAGTACAGCCTGTATCTGGACAGCGCCGGGAGCGCTGGATCAATCCAGTATCGGAAGATGCAGCCCGATATTGGTGGAGACAGGACTAGAGGATGGGTAGCGGTTTGAAATATAGAGGTGTTACAAAATGTTAGACGCATTATTAGCGGCTGCCACGCTGGCGACAAGTGTCTTAGGCGATAAGAAAAACCGCGAAGCCACGAAAGAAACGAATGCGGCAGAGTTAGCGCAACGAGAACAAACTCGCCAAGACATAATCAGGTATGGGGATAGGGCTATAGAAGCGATTGGCCCCGCATACGATATTGCAAGGAATATCTTACGAGAGCAGCAGAAAACTATTCCAAGCTATTTACAGCAAGCTTCATTACCGCAGTTTGAGTTAATAGATAAATCGTCATTGGCTGGGCAGCAAGTCGCATTGGGCGGCCTTATGGCGCAGAATCAGGCAATTCTCGGTAGACCTATTGATTACTCAGCGTTGCAGCCAAGAAGTCTTGATTTTGATTACAGGGGTGCAATTGCCGAGTCAGCGCCAACACCGATAGATTTAAGTGCGATTGAAAACGGAATGGCTTTACAAGGGGAAAAAGTCCCGGTAAATGATTGGTCAATTCTCACAGAAAATCTTCAGCCAGATCAAAGCTGGTCAAGAAATCTTACGCCAGAGCAGTTGGCTTCATTAACCCCATACCAACGTGGCGTTATACAGCAGTTTAATTTGGTGGGGGATATAATGTCCGATGCCGCTTCAGGATCGTTCAGATAAGGTAATTTGGTATGGCCGTTACAGACGCACAGATCAAGGCGGTATTAGCCGCAAATCCAAACGCTTCAGATGAAAGAATT